AGTATTAAATGAGATTTTAGTCAGCCATAACCTATTTACTCCTCCTTATTTAATAATTTTCTAAATTTTTCTGATTTGGAGTCACCAGGCAATTCCAAAAATTTTTGGTACTCTCTTTCAGTTACACGAACTTCAATCCTTCGATTTTTCAGTTCGTATTTCTCAATATTTTCAGAATATATTGAAAAAATTAACTTAAAAAGCAGTTTCTTCTTTGCCACTTCAGAATACTCCTGCAAAGCTTGCACACCATTGTAATACTCAATAGCTTTATTTTCTATAGCTTCTTCGTTGAAGTATGCATCTGTTCCAGCTGATACTCCCATTCCAGCCATAAAAGTGGATATGATACTGCTGAAGCTTGCTGCTTCAAGCTCATTTAATCCATGTTTTCTGCCGTAGTAGTTGCTGAAGGCTGCCCACCTTTCAGCACAACCATCAAGATTCAAATAAATGTGGTTTGTGTGGAGGAATTCTTCTAACTCCTCCAAACCCACATTATCAATAATTGTGTATTCGTCTTCTTTTTTCCAAAACATATTATACCTCCGTTTATTCATCGTATTGCCAGCTTATCATTTGATAATACTGGTTTTCTTGTTCTTCTATGCTGTCTTCTATGCAGTCTGTGATATACTCACAGACTTCACATATATGATATTTCATTGTATCACTTTTGTACTTGTTATACATATGTATTGTTATACAAGTATATAAACCTTTCGGTTGATTGTAAAAAAATAAAATATAAATAACAAGATCACCTAAAATAAATATTGTATGAGCAATATCATGCAAAAATAATATTTCAGAAAAAAACACTACCTAAAATAGAGGTAGTGTTTACAAATGGATCCTGTTTTTTTTACATTTCCTATTACAGGAAATGGAAGTAATTTAAATAAACTTCATTGTATTCATCAATGAACCTTATTAATGCTCCGATTTCATCTTTGTATATTATTGTTGCTTCTTCACAGTTACTCCATGTTTTACCAGCTTCTGCTTTTTTTAATTCATTCCATGAAACATTTTTAATAGTGTCTTTATCGTTTAATGTGAATGCTGGTTGTTCATAAGTTACTGTTTCAGGTGTTACTGTTCCTTTTGGTAGGATATGTTTTACTGTTTCATTTACTGATTTGTAACCGTTTAATGCTTGTATTTCTTTTATTTTATTAATTAAACTTACTTCTAATTTTATTGTGCTTCTTTCCATAAGTCATTCCTCCATTTTTAAAAAAATTAAAAAAGTTATTGTCCTAATATTATAGGACAAAACTTAAAATTGTTAACAATATTGAAATTGTACATAGTACAATTGGAAGTTTCTTTGGGTTATCCCTTTCAGATATTACTAATATTATGAATAGGCATGTTATAATTACATTGATTATATTTGTTAGTGTTATCATTTTTTTATCCTCCTTTTTTGAGAAAATTTAAATAATAAAAATTTTAATATATTAAATTGTGTGAGGAGATTTTCATCCCCTCATTAGTGTTATTATTATTGAGATGACTTGGAGTATTAATCCAAGTATCCCAATTAATTCTTTTCTATCAATGTTTTCCACCTCCTTGTAGTTCTATTATTATATTGGTTACTATACTATATAAAGGTTTCTATTTATTACTACTTATTTTTATAAAAAAAATAAGTTTATCAACCAGTAGTTGATAAACTCCCAAACCACCCCAATTATGTTATTACCTTTTGATGGTTATTTATTTATTAAATAACGGACAAATTAAACGATTCCACCAATAGTAAAATCGTTCATTATTGTACAAATTCATCGTATACCTTTTCTGATTCATCAACACAATCAAATTCATTCCTTAAACGATTAATACTCAACTGCAAACCAATAACATTAGGAGTAGCTCCAAACTCCTCATACAAAAGGTTACATTCATTTTGTAAGTTATTTAAACATTTCTTCAAATCCATACATAATCATCTCCTTTGTTTTTAATAATATCACATTCTTCTTTAATCATTGCTCCAATTAATTCACAACTTGTAAAATCAAAAAAATGCCCAATAGTTAATTTTTTACCCCCATACTTTGCAACGAAACATTTACAAGGGACATTAATATCTCTACCACCTCTCTTAAGGGAATCCACTCTTAATTTAACATAAGATATGTTCCATAAACTATATTTCGCATTAGGATTATTTTCTCCAAAACGGGAATTTGATATTTTTTGTTTGGATTCATGAGTATGATGTTTCCCATAAAAAGGAGCTTCTTTTCCTCTTTTACCATACATTGGATGGTTTTCACCGAGGAGTTTTCCCTTATTTTTTTCAGATACCTTTTGTTTGGACTCCTCTGTATGATGTTTTCCATACCACCATGCTTTTTCACCAACATACTTCCCACTCAATGTTTTTGAAATTTTTTGTTTAGTGGTTTCAGATGGTGTAGATCCTTTTTTTGATTTGGAGATATTTTCACACCATTTTTTAGATCGTGGGGGAAGTTTTCTTCCAAGATGAGCTAATTTTAATTTTAATTTTGTAGTTTCAGAATGATGTTTCCCATAAAAAGGATGGTTTTTACCTCTTTTTTTGTTTATAATATACTGAGATTGTGTGTGTTGATTACCTCCTGAAGTTAAATTAAACCCATTTGGATAGATTGTATTAAATATTATGATATAAAATTTTTCTAATTCATTTAATTCTTCGTTTGTTACTTCTTTGAAAATAGGGAATATTGGTACTAACTTATAATCTTTAGGATGTTTTCTTAATTTATTATCCATAACATTTGATTTTTGACTGTGTCTATGGGTCGAATCCCTTTTTTTAAAAGATTTAGAAGTTTGTCCAATATACACTATTTTATTAGAAGATAGTTTCATGTATCCGTATATACCTCTGCAGGATTCATACATAGTATTATTTTGTGTTTATTAGTATATTTATTTTGTTAAGATTGCAACACTCGGTTGGCTAATTCCCCTCATATAAGATAATTGATTTGACTTACTACGAGTTTCTATATATCCACAATATGCGGGTTTACTACATCTACTTCCTAAACTGTTTAAAACAGTCACATTATTACCATTCACTGATTTAAGCACTTCATAATGCCCATATTTATTACGGTATAATATGTGGCAAAATACAGCTCCATTTGATGCATACTGGTTTAATTTATTCCATCTTGCTGAATTAGAACTTCCTAAATCATTGAAGTTTTTCCAAGTGATTTTAATGTTCTGTCCATATTTGCGATTAAACCATGCAACAGCAGTATTAATACCTTGATGTCCAGTACCTGAGGTTGTTGTTCCAGCTACACTTGCAATAGTGGATTCTGATACATGAATATGGGTTAAACGGTAGAATGCTTGTTGTAGACTATTACAAGCACAATAATACGGTGTACATTGTCCCATACCACTACAACCTTTATTTGTTAGATAATTATATAATTTATTATTATTAGTTGTGTGGTTTACTGGTTTTACTTCAACATAATTGGGTGATTGTCCATTATGTTTAACCTCCCATTCACTTACACGACGAGCCATATCCACATAAACATCACGAGAAAGCTTATTACCATTATTATAAGGTTCTGATACATAATTTGGTAGGAAACTCAAATCCTTATTATCCACAATCGCACATTCAACAAACTCTGCAATCAAAGCATCAGGTTGAGTATTACCTGCTCTTTCCTTAATTACTTTAATAATTGTTCCATAATCAGCCGTACGACCTTGATAACCGTATACTTGTCTTGTATTGAACTTTTTATTATTCCTTACTAACCAATAAGCTATATTATTCATTAATAACCAGTATTGTTCCATTGTTCTTTTATTATCCATACAAATTCACCTATTAATTATTTTTTCAAAAATGTAATCGTTTTTTCCTCTTTTTTAATCAACTATATAAGTTACATAAGTGCCTAATGGGGGTGTATCTCCGTTTCCATATGCAAACCTTATTTCTCCGGTAGGTTTAATATTTAATTGTGCTGATTGTCCTTGTTGCCCTTGAACACTCCAAAAAACCATTAGTGAACCTGCACCATCAGTTAGTTTAGGCATATAACCATTAGGGACGATTCCAACAACATTCCATGTGTTAGTGAGATGTACTTTTGATAAGTTCAATTCCATGATTACGATTTTCCCAAACTTGTAAAATGTAATTGTCCCCTGATTATCTGTCCCTGATACTGTAATGGAGGTGCTTGTTAAGGATGGTATTGTATCCAATTTTGATTGTAAGTTAGTTACATTTCCTATACTATGTGTATGACTACTATTAGCCTTACCATTAAGTTTCGTATTCATTTCTGTTTCGGTATAGTAACGATCATCATGAGTATGTACTGAATTTGCTTTCCCATCAAGTTGGGATTGTAGGTTTGTTATATTTGTGATACTGTGTGTGTGATTGGTGTTTGCTTTTTCAGTTAATGCAGTGTTTATTACCTTGTTTTGTACTGGATTTGTACTTGTTGCATTTATTGTGGAGTCTACAGTTATTTGTTCCAGATTGTTAAGTTTTGTTTTGTCTTCTGCTGATAAGAACCCTGGAGTAGTGGTTGATGCATTTGTATGTGTGTGATTAGTATCGGATTTTCCATTTAGAAAATTGTCTATTTCTGTTTTAATATAGGTTTTTGTTTTTAACCATGTTAATATGTTTGTTTTGAATGATTTAACCATAAATTATCCTCCCTTATTTTTAAAAATAAGGATAAAAAAATAGGATTTTTTTTATCCTGTTGGTTCATTAATGTTTAAGCTTAACTCACCATCATCGGATAAGGTTAAGCTACCATTATTCCCTAGATATTCTACAACTTGACTCATTGTTACGAAACTGGAAACATCAATGTCGATTCCTCCGAATTTCTCATAACCTGGTACTTCTGATGCTGTATTCCAGAAATATTCATCATAAGTGTTTTTATCTTTTCCAGTTCCTTTTACAAGGTAGATTGTTCCTAATGCTCCAGTTGCTGGTAAATCTGTTACTGATGAAGCTATTTGAACATTCCATTTTGGAATAGTACTGTATAAATCATATACTGCTTTTGCAGAAGGTATTTGAGTATCAGATGAAGTATTGGTTAATTCTGTAGTTTTTACACTACTGTCTATTTTAGCACTTAATCCCTCAGTTAATTCTGTTTTTGTCGCATAAGTACCGTCTGCATTTGTTTTCGCAGTCGCTAATCCATCACTAACTGCTTTTGTAGTTGGATATTTAGTATCGTCTGGTGAAGCAAGACTGGTTGCTTTATTTGCGGATTTTTCGAATCCAGCAGTTGCAGTATCCCAATCAGTAATATCAGTATGTTTCATTCCTGATGGTATACCTGCCTCTACTTTTTTAATTTCATCGTAGACAGCTTTACCACCAACAACATCCTCATTGGTTAATGTATCATTTACAACTGTTTTAATACTGGTTTTATCAATCTTTCCACCTAAAGCAGCGTCCATGTTTTCTTTAGTTGCTTTTTTATCTAATTCGGTTTTCACAAGTTTCTCTGAAGGAATTTGAGAATCACTTGCAGTAGTATTCCAAGCGGTGAGAATACTTGTTTTTTCCACAAACCATTTTCTTAAACCTGGTAAGATATTTAAACTTATTTTACTCATTTTTTAATCAATCCTATTAGTTAAAATTTAATAATAAACTATTATCGGTTTCTATTACTTCTCCATCAATAATAAATTCATCTAAACGATTATTAACTTCATTGAATTGTTCATCAATTTCTTTCCGAGTATAAAACTCTTCAATACCTGTAATTGGGATTTTTTTACGAAGTTCACCATTAATAAAACATAATAAACTCCCATTTTCATATGTGAAATCATCATACTTCTTATTTAACTCTGATTCAACATAATCCTTTGTAGGATAAGTGTTGAGGATTAAATCATCGAAATTAATTATTTTCAAACATTCATCACCTGAATAACAATATAATTTGTTTTCTTCAAGAACAAGATCATCATATTTCATGTTTATTTTCTTGTATAAGTCATGAAAAAAATCGGACTCACCTGTTGATTGTTTGATATGAGTGGTGAATCCTGAATTTAATAATGGAAGTAGGAGATTATTAGTGGTGATGCGGTCACCACCAAACACTCCAATTTTAAAATAGTTGCCAGTCATGGATTCTTCTGGAATTACACATTCACAAGTCATGTCTTTCCCCAAATTACAGATATAAGTGTCTTCTTTGTCATTTGTGAAACTTGCGAACTTTTCTATATCCTCCCAATTCGTAGGGTCTGTGAATTCAAAATTACAGGAGATTACATTCCGGCTTTTATTAACCAGTATGTTTTTACTAGTTCTTTTCAGTTTTTGCTGATTTATATTGAATGTTAATGTTATCATCAGATATCACACAACTGTAACAAGTTTCATTGTATTTGCAGAATTCATACCTTCATATCCTTTGATGAATGTTTGTATTACATATGTTCCCTTTTCAAGGTTGATGTTTAACTGATTTGTTTTACCATTTTTATCGGTAGTTCTTCTGTATGGGATATTGTTTACGATGATTATTACTTCTCTGTTACTGTAATCAAATAAGGGATTGTCACAGTATATTTTTGCATATATCCCATCGGATTTGTAGTTTACTTTTAATTCTGTGTTGTCTTCTCCTGCATTATCACTCCATCTTCCAATTTTAATTCTAATACTGTTTTTTGTGTAATTTTCGTAGACATTATTCGCGGTTAATTCTACTGCAGTTAATCTTTTTCCTATTACTTGTCCTTGATATGCACTTAATGCTTCACCATTAATGTATGTGGGTGCGGTTAGGTCATTTCTTACACGACAATGTCCGTATTCACTTGTACTGCTTAAACCATAGTCAGGTTTATTGCTTGAATGGTTTTTTGTAGCATATTCATCATGTGTATGTTTTCTTAATGCGAAATCAGCACTGTTCAGGTTGTTTAAGTGTGTTGCATTAATTTCAGTGTCTTCTTTTTCATTTGTTAGTATTTTAATTAACTCTTCTTTATGTAAATAAGTGTTGTCTAAATTGTTTAAAGTGTCTTTAAGTGCTTGTAAGCATTTTTCTTCCACTATAACAATTTTTTCAACAATATCTTCGGTGTCATTGTAGATTAGAACATTTGCTCCTATAATGTCACCATTATTGTCTTTGTAGTATACTTCTGATTCAATATCCATTTTAATTCCCACCGTTATGTTTTGTATTCAATATAATTCGGTTTAATATAACATTGCTTACGAATATTCTCCCTTTTAGCATAATAACCAAGACTAATACCACTATCATCAAGATTAGGAGTGTAAACAACTGTTACAATATCATTCAAGTTCAATAAGGTTGATTTATCATCATTATTAATAATATCGAAGCATAATTCCTGCTTATCATAATCTACTGTATAATCAACATCTTCTATTAGTTCAGTGTTATCTGATGATGGATTTAATACTACTTTACGGATTGGGTCTACTGGGGCAGTTCTTAAAGGTATTCTTCTTGTTTCTATTTCCTTTTCACTTATTTGTATTGTTTCTTTGAAATAATCAAGTATTAAAGGCATCTCACCATTACTTAAATTACGAATAAACAATGGATTATAACTAACACTCAAAGTACCTGCAGGTAAACTGTTTAATACTTCATTATAGAATAATAACTCATCTTTATCATAATCAACATGATAATCAATAAACTCACTAAACACCATGGTTGAACCTGATAATGGTTGTAAACTACAATTCAACATTGGATATGATGGACTGGATATGAAATTTATCTCCGTAAATAATGGTGGTTGAATTGCTCCTGTTTTATCTGTGTATCCTTTCACATATACTTGATGTTCTTTCAGTATTGTGATTATTGAAGGATTTTCCTTCAAATAATTATATGCTTTTTCATTGTCAGCATCTTTAAATTTTTCTTCAGGTACACCTTCAATACTTGTGAATTCCTGCACTTGTGAAGGTTCTATAATTATATAATGTTCTGTTACTTCTTTATCCCTAATAATGTCCACATTACAATTTACAGTTGGTTCAACAGAAAATGGAGCATTTACACGACCCCAAACATTAGCACCAAGCATTGGAGCAGTTTTCGGATAATAATAATGTGTACGAACATACATTTCATCTGGAATATCACAAGTCAAATATAATGTCAAGTTTTCAATTAATGGTGTTTCACCAGTTTTCTTTGTCTGTAATCTTGCACGAACAAATAAAACATTACGAAGATCGGATTCATCAAAATTCTGTTGATGATTAATTCCTATTGTTTTCCAGGTTCTGCCATTGTTACTGACTTGATATTCACAAGTAAGGTCCGGTTGTGTTGCATCTCCAGTATCTGAGGCAGATAATAAGACTGATTTTATCCTGTTTGCGAAGATTGGTTTCAAGTATAACCAGTAATCCTTATTAACAGGATATCCTGTCTTGAATTCCCTGATATGTGCTTGGAATGCGAAATCCTGTGGAGCATATTTTCCTTGATGATATTCAACATCATCATCTTTTCCATATCGTATCCAGGTCATTCCATTGTTGAATGTGTAGAATGCATTTCCATCTGTGTATACATCTGCATGGCAGTGTTTGTTCCATCCTCCTACCCAGTAGCAGTGACTGTAATGGGATAATGGGGATAATAAGACTATTGCATATGTTTCACCTGCTTTTACTGTGCATGGGTGGTCAAATAGTATACTTGCAATGTCAGGGCTACTGTTTTGGAATCTTACTTCCTGTTGAGCTAATACAGTATATTTTCCATCGTAATCACAGGCTAATTCCTCAGGGTATAATACTCCATTTTTATCTATTGTTTTTCTTATTTGTACGATTAAAGGTGATGCAGTATTATATTTATCTTCACCAGCACTCGCTTTAATATTTAGTACAATAGATTCAAGTAAACCAGTTTTCTTTGCTTTAAAAGTTTGTGCTCTTCCAATACTTGGTATTTCATTGTTTAATTGGTTTTCTAACCAGTTAGGTCTTGTTTCATAATGTCTGTTTTTATCAAAACCAATATACCAGTGCTCATTTGCAGTCATATCTCCACCAATAATTTTACCTGTACTGTCTTTAATAGCCCAAGGGCTGTAGTTCCTTGTTGATTTGTCAATTGTACTGGTTGTTTGTTGTGGAATTTTAACTTGATGAATTATTTTATCATTATCCAGTAATCCTTCTATAACTGCTGTGGTTTTATTGGTGTCGATTAATGTTGTGTCATCAAAATCCATGAATACTTCTTTATTTGTACCTGTATCAAATACAACATTGTTATCTGTGGTTATTTTGTATCCATAACTTTTATTGGTGTCTACAGGTACTGGTGTGAATCTTTTACGGATTGCCGGAGGGGTTAAGTATTCTATTTTTTCAAGGTTTTGTTTTAGCCATTCATCATTTTTACAGATTTGTCGTAGCATTTCAACTGTAACTTCTCTTTGCTCATCAAAACTCATTAAACCAAGATTTTTATAAACTGGTGGACATTCTTTCATATATTATCAACTCACTCTCTATTTTGTTTGAACAATTATCTCCTCATTTCCAGGTTTCACACGATTTGCAGGGTAAATATACAAGTTTTTACTTGTGACATTATAATAATAACAGCCCGGTGTTAATTCATTGATACTGTTTTTTCTTGTGTATCCATCGTTAGTATTTGCATTTATTACTCCAACAACATTAGCAGGTTCGTAGATATAGTAAATGTTTGAGTTTTCAGTACTTGTTTTCCATTCTCCACGATACCCTCCAGTTGTTAAGTTGAAAGTATATGTTAAATGGATTATACTGGTATTGTCTTCCTGTAATAATGATTCGGTGATTTTCTCGTAGATATCATGGCTTATGAGGATTTCTCCATTGGTCACTCCGATTTCAGTAGTGTTTAATATTTCTGATGCTTTGAAATCAGTTGTAAGGATTAATTGTTTGTTTTTCAAATCAACACTTGTTTTACAGCCTTTACTGATTGTTTGTTTTCCTAATATTGTATCTGTTTTTCGTGGTCTTCCAGTTCCTTTTCCTAATACGATGTAGGTGATTGGTTCGAATTCATTGTTAATCCATCTGTTCAGGAAAAAAGACTCACCCAGTAAGGTTATCAGGTTATCATTTTCCATTATTACTTTATCCTGTGTATGGAATTTGTAATGTCCTTTAATCTGTATATTCATATTATATTCACCGTTATTTCATTCAATTTTAAACTTGTATATACTTGTACTGTGTGACTACATTCCTTTAAATCAGTGTTCATGTTCAAGTGTATTACCTTTGACAATGGCATATACTGTTGTAATCGTTTACTTAAGTTGCTTGCATCTTCCATACGGATATTGGAGGGTATTTTTGTGTAATCAAAGATTAAATCATAATCTGAAGGAGTGTAATTGTATTTGCTTCTTGCATACATACATTTTTTTTGAGCCATAATTTTTATTCTCCTTGTTTTTTATCACGAATTACTTGAGTAATATCTGTGGTACTGTTAATCCATACTTCATCGTTTTCTGTTAGGTTTGCAGGTGCTTCTTCTTCAGTATCTGTAATATGGATTGTATTTTCACCAGTATTGTCTGCTGTTATAATCACATCATCAGTTTGATACTGTGTAAGGTCTGATGGTAATGTATCAAGGAATTCAAAGGAATTTGTGAATGTAGTTGCATTATCTACAAGTTCACGAGCAATATTTTCTATTGTTACTTGAATATTTCCTTGTACAGTGTTAATATATTCATTACCTTCAATTATGATGGTTAATTCTTTCACACCTGTACTTGTTGAAGCATACATGAATAATACTTCACATACACCTTTATTAAAATGTAATTCCATTTTATCAATAGGAGTATTGTTTTCTTTAACAACTGCAAGTAAACTTCCATTAAAACCTGTTTTTGTTTTAACAGTGAATGGTATTTCCAGGTCCTCATTTGCACTACCATAAAAGTGTGATGGAAGTATTAATTCCGGTGTGGTTTTTTTAACATTTGTTAATAATGGTTCTGATATTGAATTACAGAATTTTGTACTTTTCTCATGTATTACTTGATACTCAACATCACCTGTATTTGCTCCGGTATTGATATTGAAACTGAATGCTCCAGTATTATCAACAGTTGTTTCATCAACAACCATATTATTTCGAAGTAATTTCACAGTTTCACCATTTACATCTTCTGTAGCCATTAACTCACCAGTTAAAATATAATCTGTAAATGCTTCCCATTCAGTTTCAGAAGGCTTGTTTAAAACAATGCTTGTACTAATTAAGCAGAATTTACTATTAACTTTCACATTTAAAGGATAATTAACATTATTCTCATTCTTAAACACTGTAAACTTTGAATACAAATCACAACACTTATAATTTAACCGGATATTTTTCAAAGTTAAACTTACATTCTGATATATCCTAAAAAAGGTTGGATCGTTACAAGTGATTATTGGATTGTATTCCGGACATGAGGTTATGGTGGTGTTTTCGGTAATGTTTTCAGGAAGGATATTATAAACTCCATTTAGTAATGATATGATGTTTTTTTCTCCTTCAACATGAGATAATGCTTGTTTTAATGTTTTGAAGGCTGTTGTTTTACTGTTTCCATTATTCGTATCGTTTCCATTTTCTGCATCTACATACCAATCAGCACTGTTACAACCTTTTACAGTTATGTAGATTTCTTCACTTGTTAAATCATTTTCATGTATGATTAAGTCAGGTGTAGTGTCTTTTTGTGCATCTTCTATTGTTTTAAAGCATTTAAATATGAATGTGGAATCCATATTGTTTATGTCCTCTGTTTTTAAACTCCACGTTTCATTTGAATTCAGGAACAATCCTTCCTTGAATAGTTTGTTGTTCTTATATGGTACTATAATGTATGGTTTTTCAGATTCTTCAATGATAGTTTCAGATATTGTATTGTAAGTGTTATTATTGTATACTTCTTCACCTTTACTATTTAAAATTTTAAATGTGAAATTAAATTTCTGACCTTCAAGTAAGTTGTTGTTATTCACATTTGCGAATAAAAACAAATCATCAGATAATCCCTCACACCACCTATCTTTATGCTCCCATCTTTGAGGAATCCAACCATGATTATAAACACCATTTTCCAAGTGCTTGCTTGTATCAGTCATTCTACAGATTAACCTGCTACGATTTAATAATTGTGCATCTGTTATACTGAACAATTTGAAAATTTCCAAAACAGGCAACGGTGTGTCCTGTAAGTGACTTGTATAATATAGTAATCTTTGCAAGTAATGATAATCATCTTCTGTTTGTTGATTATCATAAGCAGGTACAGTATTAGGATAATCCCCAGGTTCTACAATATTATAAGTTCTTCTTGGGAATTTGAGTATGTTTCCAAAGTAGTCAAGGCTGATGTCATGGTCGTATTCGTTGCCTTGTATTGTACTGTTTTCAGGAAATCCTTTCACAGCCGTGTATTCATTCCATGTTTCCACACTTATAGTGTACTTATCAGTAGGAATTACTGTTTCCGAGGTCATACTTTCAAGATACTCAAACCTGTTAATGTGTTCATTGTACTCATAGGTTTCAGTATATATGTCCTCATGTTTTTCTTCAAAGGTTTCCATTTCTTGAACAGTACCATCATCACCAACAACTTCCTGAACCACCATTTCCATATAATATCGTGTAACTGTAACACTTTTCAAATCAGGTAAACTAACATGGAAACACATATCATACTCAAAAGGTGCTTCCTGCACCTTCCATAACAATATATGCTTATCAAGTTTACCTGCTAAATAAGCATCATATAATGTATTATAAATCCTTTTAAACTCCTCATTAAAAACAGTTTCAGATTTACTGAAATTACTATCCTTATTTTTATTAAGGAAATAGGGGAATTTATCTAATAATTTATCAAAACTCTTATACACCATAATTGTTTACTCCATGATTATTGTAACATCACCTAACTCGCATTGCTCCTCATCACTGATACTTACGGTCTTTGTAGGATAATCAAACAATATATCCTGTAATTCAGGGATAAAACGGTCAATATACACACTTAACTTATGAGGAATAAAATCCTCACCAATTTTCAAAGTATCAAAATAATCCTTTATTGCTTGTTTGATTCTGCCTTGAATCTCTGTTTTTTCATCACTACTGTAAGGATTAACACGGTCAATATCAACATCAACATGAACATAAATATCAATAGGTTTCATTAAAGGAGCTGTTAAAACAATATCAGCATCTATCTGTTCAACTTGTGTTGTTAAATCAGTATACACTTTATTTAAAAGATAAGGTGCTCCAGGGTCAATTATGATTTTTACAGTTCCTGTACCATCCCAGTTTGGAATTAGTTTATAATCTTCAACAGCATCTGCACGACTGAAATAATCTTTATATGCCCAGTAATTTCCTTTTTGATTTAATTCAACCCAGTGAGATAGTAATTCACGATATTCCTTATCAGTATAACCGTTTGTTCCACCTGTTGAAGCTTTCTCATTGGTACAGGTTAATGATTTAATATTCTGCAATACTGAAGTAATCCTATTTAACTGGTATGGTACAACATTATAACCAACACCTGACTGGATACTGTATGCGAATGCTTTACACTTTGTTTCTCCTTCAGCAAAGGTTAATGCTTCATCTGTACGGTAAACTATTCCTCCCTGACTGGTTACCTCTATACCTGCTGGTTCAGTTAATAATTTGTCTGCTGGTTGAGGTAATTTAAAAGTTATTTCCACTCCTGATTTAGTAGCAGAAGGTCTTGTGCAGTTTAAAATCACTCCAATGTCGTCTAAATCAGTTCCAGTAGCTAATGGGAGTTTACTTGAGTTATACACTTGAAGCATATCATTATAAACCTGTTCAAATACTTCACTATGAATACTTAACAGCATCACATAGAAATTACTAATATCCTGTTTATTCTGAACATATTTCGCGAATTCTTCTTCCCTACTGATTAATTCCTGCTCCAATGCTTTTTTCAATGCTGTATGGAATATTTCATCATAATCTCTTATTTTAAAACTCATAATAATACATCTCCTCTTATGGTTTCATCTGTGATGCTGGTGATGTTGAAATGGACATTATATTCGTATGCTCCTGTTTCTGTTATGATTATTTCATTCACATTTTTCACTCTTCGCATACTTTTCAGTACTTCTTCAATATATACTTCAAGTTTGTATAATAACATTTTTGATTTGTTGTCTTTGATTAATTCATGTACACGACAACCAAAACTGTTATAGGTCTTGTTACTTGTTAATTCCTGATATCTTGTCATTATAATAAGGACACAAGCATTATACAAACTTTCCAAACCAGTAACATTATGTAAATCACCATTAATGAATTCCATATCATACACACCATATTTATCCGGAACCAGTTTAATATCCTCATTCAAGGTTTTAAACTTGTTATATTCATCATAAGGTAATGTCATTGTCCAGTTTCTCCTTTTAACTCATTTTTAAGATTTTCCAATAATTCATCAACTTCAGCTCTTGTATAATACTCTTTTTCCAAGGTTTCATTAGTAGCTAAATCATCAACAGGTTGCTTATACTCCGAATTAACACCTGTATACTGATTTAACTGATTAGTAATCACATTAAAACCATCAGCACCAAACTGAACAAGGTATTCATCAACAGCACTAACATAAGACAACTTCACATTACCCATACTTGGAGCAGGAACTGGATCCGGAACATCATTACTGTTGAAGTAACCTATTAAGAAATAATCTGTGTGTCCTGTATCTGCTCTTGCTGGTAATACTGCACATTCTATCCGGGTTCTTGGTATTATATATCCTGCTCCATTGGTTTCATCGTAACCGTAGTCACCTTCAGGTGTGTATTTGAGTATTAGTTCGTTGCAGAATAATTGCAGTACTCTACAGGTGACTGTTTTACCTGTACTTAATTTTACTTCTGCTTTATTCAAATCCATATAATATTTATTAATAGTTCCGGTGGTTAGTTTTGCATCTTCTGTTGCTTCTTTTATCTTTTTACTTGTACTGCCATCGTTTGTGATTTGTTGCAGGTTTTTGAATGCTTTTTTTAATCTTGCATCACTAACTGTTAAGTTTCCTGATTTCATACACTTTCCTCCACATCAGTTTCAGTTGTTTCCTCCTCTTCCTCGGTGTTTTCTTCCTCATCATCGCTTGTGTCTGGATTGTATTCTCCAAAACCAGGCGGATAATCTGTAAGGCTTAAATTACATTCTGTACCATCACTTAATGATTGTGAAACACTTTTAATATACATATAATCATCAACATCAAATAAAGGCATTTCTACCTTCACCCATTCTCCGGTTTGCCATTGTGGAGCTGATTGTGTTTTTAATTCTATAGTGTGTCCATTGTTTCGTTTTATTTTCGCCCATTCACGGTCTGCGAAAGCTTGTACTTCTTCAGGTGTTTCACAAGGAACTTCCTCCACCTTTGTAGTAGTTTGTGTTTCAGTTTCTGTGGTTGTTGTGTCTGTTTCCATAGTAGTATCATCTGTTGAAGTGTCCGCAGTATCAGTATCAGTAGTTGAAGTATCCGTATTTGATGGTGCTTCTTCAGTAACTGTAACATATTTCACAGCATCCATTTCCATACTTTTCTCACCAAACCGCCAAATAAGGTCATCATTACGATAAACAATATCCTCCATAACCGTAGAATGAACAGTTAAAACATTAACAGTATCAGGATTATAATCCGTAATACTAACACTATCCATTACTATATTAACTCCTTGTTTCAACTTCAATCCACATTCCTGTTCAGGTACAGGAATTTTATGGACAAATACAGTATCACCACGACAATAACATTCAACTTCCGCGTCCCAAAAACTTAACAATTCTTTCAATGCATCTTTTATCGTTGAAGCTGATGAACCTTTGTCTTTTTCTTCATTTCCACCATTCAGTATCATTTTTGCTAATTCTTCAGGACTGTTTCCGTATGCCATTTTGATGTATTGACTGTTTTCGCTGAAGTATTGTGCTGCTGTTTTACCTACGAACCCACTTGTATCTGTACTGAAATTGTCATCGTGTGCCCGTACCATTGGACGGTTTTTAAGGTCTTCTGGTGTAATCCATGAGTGTGCTGTCCAACTGGCGAATGCGAACCAGCATAGGTCGTAATGGTAGTATCCTCTGCTTATTCCTTGTACGAAGTCTTGATATGTTCCTCCATCGTTTCCTCCTACTATGAATACTGCTGTTTTCCCATTACTATCCCCTGATAATCCGTATCCTTGTACATATCCTGGTCCTATTGGTCTTTTTTCACAGGTGTTTCCTGCTTCTGATAGGATTTGTGCTACTGTGTCGATGTAGGATTGTTCTTTTCTGTCGATGTTGTCTGAACCTACTACATATGTTGTCATTATTTTTTCCTCTTTCTTTTTTTTGTGGAAGTTTTAATATAGGTTGAGTTATAAATATTTATGTTATGAGTACTCGTGATTTAATTTTAATAATGGTAGCTATCATTATTAGTGGTGTTATTATTGGAGGTTGTGTTTTAATTGCTTCTGAACCACAGGATAATGATAGTAATGTTACTGTGGTGAATAACAATACAACAAACAATACAACACAACTAAATACCTCTTCAACAGGAGATGATACGGATTATACCTATTCAAAACAAAGCGATTCCTATGTTAAGAATAACGGAGAAACCTATGATACTGGAAGCAAAGATTCCAATGGTGAAAAAATTTATGCTCACAGATATGCTAAAGATGGAGTAGTATACGAAACCTATAAATCAGCCTCTGGAAGGGAAATAGACCCAAACGAATATTATGCTTAACATTCAGGGAACTCCCATAATCTGTCCATACTCATGCCTTTCCATGTTGAACCAATACTTTTTCTTGAACTTCCCGGATCACTGTCAATCCATTGTCCATCAATTTGATATTGTACCCAAACATGGTTAGGTCCATGAACTCCTCTTCCAGTTAATCCTACTACTTTTCCCATTTGATAACCAAGCCTTGCACGGTCACAACAGTTGCATTGACGGTCTTTTAATACTTGTGCAGGACATTTGTGATGGTCACTATAGTTTGGGTGAGGATAGGGAATATTTGTTCCAATCCAGTTACAAATTGCATTTGCTTTATCTCTTGCTCCTTTTTTACCTTTACAGACTTGTTTAGCAAGTTTTACGACATCTCCATCAACTCCACTTGTATCTCCTGAACTTGTATCATCACTATTGTCTGATGAAATATTTGTATAATCAATAACCTCATCAAGTAAACCTTCAGGATTAACCTCTGCTTTCAAACCAGCAGTTTTAATAACTTCCTTAATAATATCAGACCTTTTCATCTGTGTGAAATTAAACTGATACTCCTCCTCTAACAATTTTGTCATTCCTGACAAACTTAACTCCATACCAGATTCATTAAAAGTTTGTTCAGTAATAAAACCTAATAAAACATCTTGTAAATCATCATAAGTTAAATTATTAGTTAATCCTTCGTTTTCATAACTGATTAAACATCTTACACCTTTGTATAATCTATCCAAGTCAATTATTTCAGTTAATTTAATAGAACCATTATTGTCAATGTCCTCATAATTGTTCTCCCAACCAACTTCAGTAATGTTTTGATAGTAATAGGTTTCTAATATTTCCCCTTGATGTAATGTGAATCCTTCATTATCCTCTGTTTCCTCCCCCTCTTCTTCAGTAGTGTCCTCTGTTTCGGTTTCTTCTTCAGTAGTTTCTTCTTTTTCAGTTTCTGGAGTGTAACTTGATACTGGAGTGTAAGGTTCAAAGGATTCCTCATCAGTAAAATAAGCCTCAAACAATATACGAGGTAAAGAATAATTATCAGGAGCTAAAAACAATTCCTTATCATTATTTTGTTCTGTTATCATTTTTTTTAAGCTCCTCCAACTTCTTCGCTTTCCTCTCCTCGTAATCTGCTCGTTCAGAATCAGTCATCAACTTATCAGCAGGTTTACTGAAACTTTCATTAGGAATATTAGAATCAACACCAGGTATTTCTGTTATAGTGAAAGTTAATTTCAAATAATCAGGTGTTTCATGCTCTCGCTTCACAACAACCTCTGCATCAAACATTCCACCAATTTCAGGACTAATAACCTCGCAAGGTTTACTCATCATCTCCATGAAAATATTATCATAAATATCAGGTCTGTCAGGTGGACAACGAACATGAGTTGTAACTGTAACAGTTCGAGGAATATAAGCTCCCCTTGTAACAACCTGTGTACCACCAACAAGACTTGTACGGTTCAATTCACGGCGATTAAAGGATTCTTCAGGTGAACAGGACTCAACAATAAACGGGAAACCATTTACCTCAACACTCATACCATCGTGAAATAAATCATCATACATTTTCATATTTAATGAGCTCCCCTAATATTACTATTTTTCATACTATCTAAACTTTCAATAGCATTAATAACAATCGCTTTACACTCATTTGGAGATAAATTATTCGCATTAATCTGAATACTTCCCTCATGGAACACAACACTACGAGTACTCCTTGAATAATCAGGATTATTATAGGTCTGACCTGCTTGTCTAAAACCATGAATATTGCTTGTCACAGGTTTACTAAAACCATTCAACAAACCAGTAGCATAACTCTGACTTGCACGGAATACAGCAGGTCTTGACTCATCAATCCTACCTGGAATATTAGCAAATTCTAATGCAATCTTCTTCTGAATAATACCTGGTGAAGCAATATGTAAGGCTTTCAATACAGCATTTTTAATATCTGAACCAAAACTTGTTGCAGCTTGAACTGCTGATGAAACAGCTGATTTAATCTTTTTAGGAATATTCATGAATTCAGTGTACACTTTCTGTGCAACACCTTTAATACCATTTCCAACAGCATTCACTACTTGTGTTGCAAGACTTATAGCAGCAGAAACAGCTGATGATGCTACTTGTGCAATTTTATGTGGTATTTGACTTATAAAATGCCATACTTTAGTTGGTAATTGTCTTAAACGGTTTACAAGACCTGTAACCATTTTCACACCAGTTTGTTTCATCTTTGCAATAGTTTGCAAAGCCCATATTCGTATCATGGTTAATACACGAGTAAAAATCATTTTCACTCTTGCAGGCATACTTCTTAAATTAGCTACAAACCTTGTGACTAATTGTCTTGCATATACTGCTCCTTTCAAAACAAGACTTGAGAAAGCAGTAACCATACCCATAACAGCAGCTTTAGCTTTACCTGGTAATTGTTGTAAGGTTTGAGGTAATTTCCTAATAGCTCCAACAGCACCACTAATCATACTGTCCAATTTTCCGAAACCACTAATCAAACCACCAACTGGATCGGAATTTGTGCCACTTCCAAGCATTCCCATGAATCCACTCCAAGCTGCTCCTACTGCTGATATGATTGGCATTACTATGCTTTTAATCAGGTTGAATTCTGCTCTTAAAGCTGATAGGTATCCTTGTACTACTTTACTGCCGACAAATGCATTCCATAGTCTTTGTATTCCGCTACTGAATGATTCTATCATACTGCCCCAGTCACTCCACCAACCCATGTATTCGCCTAATTGTTCTATGATAATGATGATTGCTGCAATTGCTGCAATAACCAATATAATTGGTGCTAATGCTGCTAATTCTGCTGCCGCCATTGCGAGGAAGCCTGTACTTGCAAGACCTGTTGCTCCTGCTTCAGCTGTTATTGCAGCAGTTGAACCTGCATGAGCTGCCGCAGAACCTATTTCTTCAGCTGTTAAACCTGCTTTAGCTGCACCTGCTGCTAACTCTGCACTTGTTAATGCAGTGGTTACTGTTTCAGCTACTTTCATTGTAGATGATACGGCACTTACTGCTCCTTTTAAGGATTGTACTGCTCCAACTACAGTTGTTATTGGTCCTGCTACAACTCCAATTACTGCTGCCAAAGCACCAATACTGAATAGGATTGTTTTAATAGGACCTGGTAGATTGTTAAAAGTGTTTAATAGTCCTTGAACAACTGGTAATAATGGTTGTATACTTGTTAATAATGCTTTACCGAAATCAGTTTTAATATTTGTTATTGCTTGATTTATACGGTTCATATCTGCTTGAGTACTTCCCGCATATTTACTACTTGCATCTTTAGTTTTATTAGTAATGTCCCGTAACAGTCTTTGTTTATCGATTGCACCAGTTGCTTTGTCTTTATAATCATCAAGGTTGATTCCTAACTGTTTTAATCCTCTTCCTTGACCTGCGAATGCTTTAATTAATTTACTTGATGCTTCTTCTTGACTGATACCTAATTGTGCAGCCATACCTGAAACTGCTCCCAGGGATTGTTCAGCTTCTTTCGCGGATAATCCATAATCCATTAATGCAGTCATTGCAGACCTGGTGTCCCCAATACTTCTTCCCATTGCATTACTGTAATTACTAACCCATTTCTTGATTTCTGTGGATTGTTGTTCCCAGTTTCCACCAGTACTGTTTACCGCTGCTCCAAAACGATTCCATTCTGTTTCCGCAGTGATGGCTGAAGAAACAGCTTCTTTCGCAAGGCTTGCCATTCCAACACCTACAGCAGTCATAGCTCCACCGAGAGCCATTTTCATTCCTGCACTACTGTTTTTAATCTTGTTAAAAACACCTGATGCTTGGTCTTCTCCTTTTATCCTGATTAGTATGTCCTCAACCATACTCATGTTTTATTAGCCTCTGCTTCTTCCTGTAATTTTTGTGCTGCTTCTTGTTTTTCTCGTGTTATTAAACTATATTTCATTATAAGGAATTTTATGTCTGGATTGAACTTGTTTCGGATTACATATGATACTGGTTTATGTAAGTGTTCACTTACTTTGAAATATATGTGTCCCATAAAACTATTCACGAGTTGGAAATAATTCCTCATTGTTCTGTTCAGTTAAACCAAGCATATATTGCACTTTAGTGAATATACTGAATTTTGCAGTGAATGGGAATCTTTTCCAGAAATATAAACGGTCTTCGTAACTTTGTGATGATTCAGGTAATCTTAATTGATTAGCTAATAATTTATTACAAATTTCCTCATTGTGTTCACTAACCATTTCGTTTATTTTTGTTTCCATGTTTTTAACGACACTTGCTTCTTCAGGTGTTAGTGTTTGTCCTGCTTGTGCACGAGTATAGGTTTCTTTTTCGGATTGTGTGAAATCACGGAATAAGTCTAATTGTGCTTGTAATGATTCCACAACTCTACTATCATCCAATGGTTTAACATCAAAATCAAGACTTACTGTTTGGTCCCCAATTGGTAAATGAACGAGTAGTTTCCTTCTTTCGGGAGCATCAAGTAAATCAAGTAAATCTTTCTCTGTTTTAATTATTTTAATAGTTTGTTCAATATCGTTAACAGTTTCATCAGGCTGATACTCATTTATAACTTTACGATATTTCTGTAATGTCTGTTTCAGCAAACTGAAATCAGCATCATTAAACTCTTCCCCATTAATACATTTAGATACTACTCTCTGTTCTTCACTATTCAAAGACTCTAACGGTAAACTTTCACATTCTAAAGGATATCTTGTCTTTAACAATTCTTTTTCAATATCCTGTGCATTTCTTCTGCGAGTTCCTTTTGCTTTGTTTTGTTTTTTACTCATATATCAACCAACTCCCTATTTAAAAAAAAAGTTGTGAGAAACACTATTGTTCTCCCAAAATTATTTTTTCATTCTTAAACATGATCCTTTCACACTGAAAGGATTATTCACATTTTCAGTACTTATTTCAGTAATATAAGCCCCATAGTATACATCTGATTCTACAAGGTCACCAGTATTCTCATTCCAATCATATCCTGCTATCATTGGTAAATCTGATGGATCGGATTGTTGTGCAGTCATCATTTCATTGAAAAATTTTCTTTCTAATGGATCTATGTCACTTAATTCAAATTCTAATGTTTCACCTTTGAATTGTACTGCATATGGGTAATGGCTACTGTTGCTGGTTAATTCCTCGGATTCTTGTTTTCTTGTGATTTTTAATGTGTCGTGTATGATTTCTTTGTCTTTAAACACTACTTGGCACAAATTATATCTTGTTTCATCAGCCATTGTTTAATCACTCCTTTTTTTATATGTTTGCTTTCATTACAGCGGTGCTGATGGTTGCTTGTACTTCTATTGCAAGTGTGCTGTTTACTGGTTGGACAGGTCCTTTAATGTATAAATCATATGGGTTGCTGTCTGATTCGGATACTACTAATTTAGTTCCTTCTCCAAGGTCTTCATTCCATTTAATCATTTTACCTGCTTGTACTTCTTCATCAATTACTTTGTCGATTTGTGTTTGTAATTTCACAAAATTGCTTGCTTCTTCATTTGCTTTGATTTGAGGATAACAAGCATCAAATACTTTCCTTAACAGGTGGTCTGCATTGAATCTTGCATGGAATAAAGCATCAGCAGGTCTTGGGGAACTGTTGAAACTGGTTGCAGTACATAAATTAATCTTACAATGTTTTTTACTGCTTGTTTTTTCAATACGGTTGAAAATAATTCCTGCATCTTGTAAACTTTGTTCCTGTGCAGGTGTACGGTCAATTAAATCAGATGGTTCAATACTACGGTATTCAAGGAAACCAGGTTCAACATAATAAGGTGTTACACAGATACGAGCAATAATTTTCCCAAACCATAATGGTTCGGTGATTCCTATTCTGCTTCTTTGTACTCCTGTTTCATTACTGGTTAATTTGATTAATTCAGCATCAACACTCTGTGAGGTTTCATCAGCAACGGTTATGGTGGTGAAACCATTTCTTAATTGGAGGCTGTGGGTTTCTGTTTGTATACTACTGTATGCTGATTCAAGTAAGTCTTTTAATTTAATATTTTCTTTAACTGCTTTATCGAAACCAACATATGCTTCGATTAATATTTCTACCTCACTTTTACAGGTGCTGAATGCTTTTAACCATGCTTCTTTGTCTTCAGCTGTTCCGAGGTCTATTACGTAGATTCTTGGCACTCCAATGTCACTGGTTTTGTGTATTTCTGCTTCTTCATAGAAGTCATGTATTACGGATAATAGTTTGTTGGTGGTGTTTTCTGTGTATACTCCGATTCCACCTTTTTCTATTGCTTGATTTACTTCACTCCATTTACTGAATTTTTGAAGTACTGTTCCATCGGTTTTATAATTAGTTGTTGCGGTGTTTCCGGAGTATCCTATGAATACTGGGATTTTTGCTCCGTCCCCATCTAATTCAAAGTCTACTTCTTCGTTGAAGTATACTCCTGGTCTTTTGGTGATAGTCATGTCTTTTATTCTCCTATGAGTTTATTGAATTCATTTTCGGTCATGCTTGGTTTTACATACTCGTTAGTGTGTAATTCGTACTCGTATTGTTTTAATAAGTTGTTTGCTGATAGCATGAGTATGATTTTAGGATAGTGAATGTTGCTTTCTTCAACTAATTCCTTTAAAGTTTTCTTTGTATTGTTTCTTTTAGGTGTGGTCATAATAATTCCTCATCAAAAATAATATTGTTAATGGTGTTACCACCGATATTGTAATAGGTGTGGTAGGTGAACGAGCATTTGAAGATACTGTGCAGAACTGGTTGTTTTGTGGACAAGTCATCTACACTAAATGGTGGTTCAAGGTTGAAAGTGTTTCGTATGATATGATACTTCGTGAAAAGATTAACATAACCATAACTTGCAGGTTCAGGACATTGTTTCTTAACACCTCTCTTATCTGAAATGTTATTCTTCCCTTGACAAGTTCCCTGCAAATACCTGCAATTCCCATTACTTTTAATATAATTTTGGCAGAAACGATAATGGTCAGATTGCACTTGATAAAACAGGTTTTGTATTTGAGTATTAATCTCTTCACGATCATGTTCATTATCACACCATACATGGATTTGGATTGTGGTGTTTTTTCTTTCCATTAAGGCTTGTACTGGTTTGTTGTTTATTGTCCTGTTGGTGATGTGTTTTTGAGTTGTAGCAATTCCACTACTGTCATCTATAGTGATGCATGGTGTTCGGTCGATTGGTGATGTTTGTTTAATTAAACGGATTGGCGTGTTGTTTAAAATGATGTTGTCTTTTAATATTTCAATTATTAAATGTATTGGTGTTATCATTTTGTCACTCCTTCATCTCTTAAATGTTTCCTGAACCTGTTAGCCATATACTTCTCGCCTCCTAATTCTTTACATACTTCTGAAGGATAGTTCCTTGCAGGCATCTTATAAGTCCCTGTAATCACATATACTGCATAGTTGGCACTGTTATGAACTGTACCTTCATCTGCGGAGTATTTGGAACTGTGACTTCTTCGTAGGTTACCTGTGTCATAGGGTGCTTTTTCTTTGCATCTTTTTTCAGCTTCTAATGTGGTGTCTTTTATGGTTTTCGCAACACATTTCTTGATGATTGCTGGATTTGTTTTTTTGTAGAAGCTTGGATTGAATTGGAAGCTTATTTGGCTGGTCATGGTAATGGTGTTGGTTTTCTTTCTTTCTGAAGTAATAATTTGATATGGTGTAGGAGGTGGTTGTTATGTGAGGGTGTACCTATTACTTTGTAAGTGTCAGGTTGGTTTTGTACACGACATATCATCGTATCTGTAATTGGTGCATTAATATCGAGGTATGTTTTGTAGGTGTCTTGTAATATCTTACCATATTCTTTAAGGCTATCACTTACACTTAAAGGTTGCATATCACAATCCACAGTAGTTACATGGTTGTATTCAAGTTCAGGTTCACCATACAGGTTGAACTCTGTAGTGGATTCCTGATACTCCCACAATTCCAATTGAGTATTTGGGAAAAAAGGCATTTTTATATCATCCTTGTTACTGTTTTCATGCGAAGCTGTTTAAGTCGTTGAGTGATTAAAGTGTATTCCGAATTAGCAGTATCATAATTAACACTCACATCTCCTTCTTTAACACTTGCAACATTCTTCAAGGGAGTATTATTTAAACGATACTTAATCATATCCAATAATAATGGTTGAACATTAGCAAGTATCCAATTATCTGTTTCTTTACTCGTATAATCAACTTTCAATACATTACAATAAGGAGGTAATTGTTTAATAAATTTTATAATTCCTACATCCTTATTAACAACATAATTTTCAGATGAAATGATTTGATTATCAACAGATACTTCAAGAATCTCTGTAACAGGATAATGTTTAAGATTATATTCCATGCGGGAGGTATTGAAATGAAATTCAGTATCAATGTGAGAAGTTATCTTCAATTCTCTCCCAGTTTCAGCTTCTATCTGATTGATTTCGAAGTCAATTAATGCTTCTAATTCATCATCTGTTAATTCAATGTTAATCCCCTGTAATTTCAGATAATTTTTCACAATTGTTACATCGATACTCATTTCAAATCAAATCCATCTAATTTTTATTAACTGTAACTTCTAATGTAGTTGTTACGGAGTTCACAGTTAAATTATCATAATTTGCTAAACTGGTATAACCTGTTGGAGCTATTACGGTTACGGTATACACTCCATAAGGAACATTCTGTAAGTTTGCACCACCAGCACTTCCAGTTTCCGAAGTGGTGAATGTGTTGCTTCCAGAAGTTATTTTCACTTTAGCACCTGAAACTCCTGCTCCAGTATCATCTTTAACTGTGAAACTAACTGTACTTTTACTATCAACTATTAAACCATTTATTGTGTCTGTAATTTCTGTTAATTTATCAAAGAAAAATTTATCACTACCTTCACGGTAGTGGTAAATGTCTTCGAATCTTTTAGGCATTTCTATAGCCAAGTTTAATCACCTTCCTCATAATTATTTTTGTACGATTAATTGAATATCTGCACGGTTAGCTTTTACTTCGTAATCTGCGAGGGTGATTTCAGTAACTCCTGATGGTAGTGTATCCCAGGAGAGATGATAATTTCCGTATGGGATTTGTGAAGCTTCAGCTTTACCGTTTGCATTAGTTACTCCAGTTTTGAAGGTTTTATTGTTATCATCTTTGAATTGTAATTTTGCTCCTTTAACTGGTTTTGCATCAGTACCGAGAACTGTAATACTTACATCACCAGTTCTGGTGAGGTCTGGTCTTTTAGTATCTTTTCCAACACCAGTAATTTGAGCATTTTTATATTCTGCATCCATATATGCGGTGATAACTTGTATAATTGACTGGTCGTTACTTAATCTTGTTTTAGCCCATGGTATAACACTTGGAGGTAATAATTCTTTTACTTTGATTGATGAGGAATCAATAATTGCTAATTTTTCTCCTTTACTATTATCAACATGTCTATCGACTATCACTGGGATACGGTTTCCTGCGGTTGTAACAATTCCTGTTACATTATATCCTGCGGTTAATTCATATTCTAATGCTTTACTGGTTCCTGGGAAATATATGTCGTTGATTTGGTCTGCGATTTCACTGGTACAGACAATACCTGTTGGGTATCCTCCTTCATCAATTATGCCTTGGAATGCACTTGTTAAATCTCCTTTGGTTAATAAATCTCCACCTAAATCAATAGTGTTGGTGTTGATTGAATTGAATACTCCTTTAAAGTCTTTATTATCTCCTTTACCTTCAAGTAAGGTTTTATCAAGACTGTTTGCTAAATCAATGTATCCATCATTCATTTCATCAGCGAATAAATCAAAATCCCCTGCTTTTTGAGCAATATCACCAATACTTACAGGGTAATGTAAAATACTCATTGTAGCATATTTTTTCCTGAAATCTGAAGGAGTTGCTTTCGCAATGTCATCTTCCTCCAACATCCAATTTGAGGTGGTATGGTTTACTTTTTCCTTATATCCTACTTTTACTTTAGTGGTTGGTTTTATACAACCTTGTGCTCTTAAGAACTCTGTAAATGGTGTTTGTTCAATAATCCTTTTGATAATTTCAGGGTCATATTCAACACTCATTACAGCATCAGCATGTTGTGCTGTTTGCATATCATCAAATGCTTTTTGAAGATGGTTTAAATTATTGTTCAAGTCTAAATATTGGGTTTGTAATTCATCTAATTTGGTCATGTAAAAAAACTCCTATTCTGTGAATCCTAATTTTTCAAAGAAGTTTTGTCCTTTGTTGGATTTGAATTGTTTATATAATTGTTCGTTATTATAAGTTTTTTTCACTGGAGGTTCCGGTGTTGGGTTCGGTGTTGGTGTTGGTGTTGGTGTAGATTGTTTAATATATTTTTTAAATATTTCTTCTTGTTGTTTACCTATGTCTTCTTTTAATTCGAGGAAATTTTTGGTTATTTCCTTAAAGTGTTTTTCCAATTCTTCAGAAGGTTGATTGTCTTCAGGTTTTGGAGTATTGTTTTCTAATTGTGCGTTTACTTTTTCTTCAACAATTTGTTCAATATTATTGTTCACTTTTTCCATGATTCTAGATTCGATTTCTTCTTCTTTGTTTGCCATTAATTCGTTGAATAAATTAGTGGCTTCTTCGGTTGTTAATTGTTCCTGTTCAGTCATTTTTTCACTCTCAAGATTTAACATTTTGTAACATAGTTTTGTTATACAATTGCCCACCATTACCCCATTTTTACTTGTTACTGAACCATAACTGTCCCAATTGGCAGGTAATGGGGTTAATGATAATTCAATTAAATTAAAATTACTTATTAAATTAGTATTATTCTTGTCACGGTCTGCGAATCCTCCAATACTGAATCCGAGATTCACACCGAATTCAATTTTGGATTTAATGTCTTCCTGATAATCTTTAGTCACAGCAACAGTAGCATATAATTTATCATCAGATAATTCACTACTCTTCACTACTCCAATAACTTTATCATAATCATAATCATGGTCAAGGAATACATTTAAACCTATCATTTGTTTTTTTAATGATTCTAAAGCTTCACGAGTTACAATATCCCCATACAAATCTTCTGATGTGGTGGATACAACTCCAGTAATTAGAAATTCATCATCAGTACTGTTTTTAGTTGTGATTGGACCGATTGCTTTAAATTGTAGGTTAGTGATGGTTTACACTCTCCAAAGGTGATAAAAAGGAGAGAGGAAAAAATATGAATTAAGGTGAATGTATAAAAATAAGGTACAATTCCCTCCTCCTTCAATAGTACAGTGTAACGATTTAGAAATCTTCAGTCAAATTCGCAATAATTGGATCCGCTTCATGATTAATAGAATCAATTACAGGAGTGTATGAGCATCTGCAATTTGGGTGAGCTGGAAGCAGGTTCATTGCTTCCTCTAAACTGTACGGATTATTATCTTCTAACTCTAAACAGTAGTCACAAACATCACTATCTCCAACAGTTTGGATATTAACTTCTGTAACTCCCATATTACTATAGGCTTGCATTGTACCTGTATTAACGGCTCTTGCATGTTCTGTTCGTGCAATCATCTCTGCTCTTTGCCTTAAACTGATACGACTGTTTTCCAATGGTGTTAATGGTAGTTCTAATAGTAATCTTGCGGTTTCTTTGTAACCGTTTCCTTCAAGTACGGATCTTGTTATTACTTCCTGTATTCCTTCTTGTAATTCCTTGTTCAGGTCTTTGATTAAATCGAAATTATATTTTTTCAGGAAGTAGAATGCTTCTTGGTCTGCTTGTGTGAATAATATTCTACTGTTCAAATCAGCATATCCTAATTCTGCTCCTATCTTATAGAATTGTTTAAGGTAGGCTTCGCTTCCTTCAACATTCGCCTGAATTATTGGTTTTAATTCTTCACGAATACCTGATTCCTTAAAGAAATCCTGCACCTCTTGTGCATGTAATCTGAATACCCTTCTTGCTTCAGGTGTATTCAACCATTCACTTGTACGGATTAACTGTTCATCCATACCATCAAGCAAATGTTCCATGTACCTTTTTTCCGCATAAGACAAGTTATTTGAGTAAGGTATTCTCATCCTCTTTTTCTCCATTCACTTAATAAACCTGCACGGTATACATTGTTCTTATATTTTTTCAATGATTCTGTACCATAATTATTATCCAAATTAACCTGTGTTCTTTCTTCAAAAGGTACATTTCCCCAAGGTACTGGGTCTAAACCATACCCTGCTCGCACTTCATTTATAAATGTTGTACCGTTACGGATTTGTTTATCTTCAATATTAGCTCTTTTTTCTTTGTCTTCTAAATCAATTTCATTGAACATGAATAACTCTTCAAATGCATTGTGTCCTAATATTTTGTTATGTGCTCCTTCATAAAGTTTCAACCATCCTGTAAGGTTATCTTTCACTGTTCTTCTTTGACTGTCCCCAGTTCCCCCACCAATGTTTCCGGATTCAATTACACCTGCTTCTGCAGGAGTTACACCATAAACTGATAATGTTAAATCTCGTATAAGGTTTTCTAATTCAATATATTGCATTTCTTTATTACTACTATTTGTTTGAATATATTCTGCACCTTGAACAATTAAAGTACCATTAGGATTTTCGTGTTTATCTCTTTCAATTCTTTCAATTTCTCGTTCTAAATCCAAAGGGTCTATGTTAATATCATAATTTAGAACACCGTTTGGGTTTATTCCATCATTCGCAAAGACATTGCGATTAAATTTCAATCCATACACTTGTAAAGTTAAGTATTCCGCAAGTGCATCGATTAATGATTCACCCCACACTCCTCCTCTTTTACTAGGTTCTGCAAAATGTATTATCTCATCATTTTCAAATCGTTCAATATCATATTTCAAACCCCACTGACTTGTATCTTCATAGTAACTCATCCATTCCATAGGAATATATTCTAATCCGATAGGAGTATTGTCAAATACGGTATCATAATGTACCCGTGTAAATCCATCACCAGTTATTAAGAAACTGTCCCAGGTTTGGTCAATGTATGCTTCATAAAAACTTGAACCTGAAAGTCCCATAGGATTTTTAAAAAGATTATCTAAATATCCACTGGTATTTGAATCATTACCTATTTTATCAGGATTATTTATAGTATACCCTAAACCTAACACACGATTGATAATTACTCTACGACATACTCGTATCCATGGCATTTTAGCTGCCTTAAAATAAGTACCTATATTTAATTGTAATTGTTTATTACGAGGTACAAGACTCCACGCATATTTTCTGCGAAGTTTATCAACTTCAGATTCTGGCTTGCGGATTCCTGGTAGTTTTCTTAATGTTTTCTGTAACCAATTCATAAATATTCAAATCCTATTATTTTTATACTTGTATTCTTCTTGGAGCATGGTAAATTTGTTTTTTGCCTGTGTTACGAGGTCCTAATATTCCTCCTCTCCACATGTCCGGGCAATGGTCGTTTACTTTCAATGGAGTGTCTTCTCCTCTTTGTTGTGCTTTTTTATCCCAACTGTAGGTTTGTGCTTGTATGATACTGTGTGTACAGCTTTCATGTATTTTGAATCTTCTTTCACCGATTAGGTTTTGTATTACTTCTATATCCCCATAAGTGTTTGGAGTGTATGTTTTAATATTCATGTGGATCCTTGGGTCTTGTATTGCTTCCGTTTTGAGGCTTGCTGCATCATGAGGGAGGTATAATGTATTGTTTTTGGTTAAGTGGTGTTTGTTTTGTAGTTTAACGATTGTGTCACATCTTTGTGTGTCTGTTTGTGTTATTTGTGTTTCTTCTGCATCATGATAGGTTTCTTCCATCAAATAATATTTGTTTCCTTTAGGATTTTTTTGTATTCCCATTACTCCAAAGGTTGTGACTGTTGATACTCCATAATCGCAGCAAATGTTGATTGTACTCATTTGTGGGTGATGTATATAAGTGTTTTCTGATTCTAGGAACATGGGATATACTGCTCCTTCAGCAACAACCCATTCACCTAATATGTTTCTTTTGTAGAATATTGGGCTTTTCTTTTTATTAACCCTGATGAGATTGTCTTTGTATTCTTGTGTTAATGTTAAATTATCATCTAATAAAAATTTCCAAACTTTTACTGTTCCTTCTCTTATTAATTCTTGATTATTAATATAATTTGTGAAAAGGAAATGATAAGGACTATCAGGGTTAGTATTCCAAAACATTTTTGAACCAGGTAGACTACATCGGCTGATACACATTTCTACAGCCGACCTTGGACATCTGCTTATTTCATCAGCATACCATCCTCCAACAGTCATTCCTGCTACGATGTCTGTTGCTTTTTCATCATTTAAACCTATACACCATAATGTTTTGTCACCTAGTTCATCATCATATATTTCAATGTAACCATCATATTCGTAATGTTTGAATTCTATTTGTTCTGTGGTTATCATTTTTTTGAAATTGTTCAGAACATTTCTTTTCAAGGTTTTTGAGGTTTTACCAGTCATTAAAAATTCATCGTGTGGACTGTTAGCTAAGTATGTTATCCATCTTGCACTGCAGGATATTGTTTTACTACTTCTAACTGCTCCATCAGCAATGTTTATCCATGCATTACTGTTTTTTATGAAGTTTAGGCTTTTTTTACTGATGGGTTCCCATTGAAATGGTTTAGTTTTCTTTTTCTGCTTCTTGTATAACATCTTTTAAGTTTTTTAGTCCTATGTTTGTGTTTACATTTCCGTCCAGTTTGATGTTTCTGTTGAGGCTGAAGTTTTCTGGGTCTATTCTTTCCAACCACCAAGCATCAGCTTGCCAGTTTCCTTCTACTCCTGCTTGTCTAATGTTTTCCACTCTTAAGGCGATTGCATATGCTTTAGCTTCTTCTACTTGATTGTAGAAGTCATGGAATTTGCCTTTTTTAGCGTTTTTCCCTCGGTTGTACCAGTTGTAGAACGTTTTTGCGGTGATTCCTGCGAGTAGTGGTGCTTTGGTGATGGGTAGTCCTCTTTTGATTTCATCACATATTTTTTTACTGATTGTAGTGTTTAGTGATGGTTTACGAGTCATTTGAACCCTCCTTTTTTTATTATTTTTCTGTCGTTTAAATTTAATTTCAAAATGATCTTTTCAGGTTGTGTTTTGTTTTAATATTTATTTTTTCTTAATCGTTTATTCAGGTAAACTTCGAACATAAGTTATCACATGCCTTGTAACAGGATATATGATAATCTCATAAACTGTTTTAAACAATGCTTGGGCAACAATCATAGTCAATAAGACTATTAAAGGCATGGTGCCATAAAATGCGATTGAAATAAATAAAATAGCATCTAAACCTTCACCAAATAATGTGGACACAATACATCTCATGAACAGATACTGTTCGGCTTTTCTTTTAAGATAAGTCATAAGATAAGCATTCACTAAAGAACCAATGATGTATGCTGTGAAACTAGCTAATAACACACGACTAGTATTACCTAACACTGTTGCGAATGCTTCAGAACCTGTAAAATATACTGGTGCTGGTAACATTATGCTTATTTGATAACAGATTACGGCTAATAAATTTAATAAAAATCCTAAAAAAATTACTTTTCTTGCTTTCTTGTATCCGTAGATTTCCGCGAGTACATCATTCACAATATACACTACAGGGAATATGATTACGGCACAGGGTAGCACTATATCAAATATTGTGAATGTTTTGTATGCTAATATGTTGCTTATGATTAAACAAGTACAAAATATACTTGCTAATATACTGAATAATTCTGTTTTTGATGGTTTTTGCATTTGGGTTTCCTCCATACTTAAAATTTTTGTTTATTTGATAATTTTTCCATTTTTCTTCATATTTTCTTTGAAACCGTATATGGTCTAATAATTCAAGGAACACTAAATTAACACGATTCTGTTTGATATAATTCGTGTTGATTTTACGGTTTTTTCTTTTACCAAAACGAGCTGCTTTAAACCAACCTGTTCCATCAACACTATCAAAAGGCACTTTATCTAAAATTTTAGGTCTTAACATGCCTAAACCATGAAACTTTGTTTGATGTTGATGAGCATATCCTACAAAAGAAACATACTTATTAGAAGGTATGCTTCTGTCTTTCACACAACTCACACCAATGTAATTGTAATTATCACACATCTTTTTGTATTCATTTAAACCTAATGGTTTATGCCATACTGGAATTATTTTATGTGTGATTTCAAATAATTCTTTCCTATACTCTAATACTTGATTATATCCTACTTTTTCATGTATATCTAATTCAAAGAAACCTTGTATTTTAGGGTTGTTATGATATGCTTCCACAAATTTACAATACTCTTTAAAATATTTGGTATAGTTTGCTTTTTTCTTTTGCTGTAAGGTGAATGCTCCACTATCAATTAACATATTGTTCACAAATGGTAAATATATTGATAAATCTTTGATGTAGTAGAAACTGGTTAATATGTTAAATGATGGTAGTTTTTTTAAAATTTGTGGATTGTTCATTATATCTTGAGAATCCGCGCAATAAACTTTCATAATAACTTCTTTAATAATGCTGCCAGGTTCAGCACAATATACCTTCATCAAACCATCCATGAAATTTATTCTTCATCAAATTCCTTACCACAATAAGGACAAATTATCCTCTTAACTTCTTTAGGAAGAATATCCTCGGACAAATCAGAATCAGAAATATCATCATCATATTCGATATCGTTTTCGAATTGTAATTCGGTTAATTCCAAGTCATCAAATCCTGTTAGTTCCAAATCCAAATCAGAATCCTCCAAATCCTCCAACACTTCAGCTAATTTATCATTATCCCATTCTCCACTAATCTTATTCAAAGCCAAATTCAAAGCCTTCTCATGGTCATCATCACGAATAGACAATTCAGTATCAGTAAAAACAAAACCAACATCACCCAAACGAATCATAGGCAACTCTGCTAAAAAATCATTATCCAACATATGCTCGTCCAATAAGACATCATATCTTTGATGCCCGCCAACAATATGCATATTTTTTAAGTTCACTATAATCGGATCCACTAATCCAAAGGTGCTGATACTGTTTTTTAGTTTCTGATAATCCTCATCACTAATTCTACGAGGATTATATTCTGCTGGTTTTAAATCTGTTATTTTAATAGTTTCTATTTCCATATTTCAATCATTCTCCTTTTTTTTAATTATGTAAATTATGAAAAATTTATAGTAGTTTGATTAATCCTATGATTAGGAATCCGAATATTCCTCCGAATAATGCTATGCTGATTCCGAGTACCCATTTTAGGGTTGATAGGGCACTGGTGACTTCCGCGACATTTACACATAGTTTGTCGAGGTTACTGTCCAGTTTGTCTATTTTTTTTTTGAATTCGTTTAGTTCGTTTTGGCGGTGGTTGGCTTTGGTTTCGAGTTTGGTTATTCTGTCTTCGTTGTAGCAGAATGTGTTATGCTGTGTCATCATTATCACAATTTTTGGTGTCTATTATGGTGTTTGGGTGTTTCGCATCAAAGTAGGCTAAAACAAATCCGATTATGGCTACGAGTATTGCGATTAATTGATTCTGCATATCTGCGGTTAATGCGAGGTATGGTGCTATGGTCATTACAATAAATTTTATTATTGTGGTTATGTTTCCTAATAGTTCGTTATTCATATATATTCACTCCATTATATTTATTAATTAAATAAAGTATTGTTAAAAATATTAAAGGAAGAGGTTATTATTCATGGACTTTCCCTGCGTTATATAATATTAAACCACACTTCTCACAGAATACTTGGTCATGATGCCTGTCATATAATAATCTACAAGTACTGTGACAAACAGTACAAGGCACAGGTATGTGATCGTGTTGGAAATTCCTAAAAATAATATTCCTCCTCCTTCTTCTATATATACAGTGTAACGATTTACAATTTATAACGGTTTTTTTCTTTCCGTACAAGTACTGCTTCTTTCACCATGTTCTTGTCAGGGTGTGGTCCAAGGTGCCCGCTTCCCAGGTTTTTCACTGATTCGTAACCGAATTGTTTTCTTTTTTGTAATCTGTATTTCCGTACTCGGTTATTTGTTTTTTCCAATTGTGCATAATAGTTGCATTTTGGTGTGCAGTATATTTGTCGGTTGTGTGTTTTCTTGAATGGTTTTCCACACCATTCACAGTTGATGGTTTTCATATTGTTTGTAGTATTTTTTTTGCGGTTTTTTCCCCAATTCCAGGTACACTTGTTAGGTCTGTTAGTGTTAATGTTGTCAGGTCATTCATGGTTTCAAGTTTTAAAGTTTCTGTTATTTTTCGTGCCCGAGTATTGCTGATGTCAGGTATGCAGTATGCTAATATTTTATAAGCCATAGGTTCATGTATTACCTGTTTTTTACTTGTTTGCACAGTACCTATAGTATTAGTTAGGCATTTTTGTGCTTGTGTTATCATCATACGGTAGGCTTGTTTTTCGGTTGGTACTTGTATTACGGTGGTGTAGGTGTTTAGTCTTGCGATTGCTCCTACATATTGTTTGATTGTGAAGTGTCCGTATCTCCCATTATATTTGCTATATAATAGGTGTGTGAGGTCTTTATCAGTTCCGGTGATTATTACGAAATGATATGGGTAGTGTTCTTGTTGTCTTATTGTTTGTCTGAATACTCGATTATCCCTTACACTGTTTATGAAATCTGTTTGGGTTTTGTATTCAAATACAACCTGATTATCAAATAAATAATCTCCGATTGGTAGTTCTTTTATTTGTACTTTGCAGTCATGTTCGGTGTAGTATTGTTTTGCTGTTTTTATCCTATGATGTTCTCTGCTGTCGATAACTACTTCCATTATTCATAACCTCCCTTTATTTGAATGGTAAATGATTTAACTCATTATACATGTGTTCCTTGTATAAACTGTTTTGTGCTTGTATTAATAGTAATGCATCTTTATCCGAACTTGTATAAAGATTCAGGTCTGTGAGGAAGTATACTATACTTGCACGAATAATATCGGATATGGTGATATTGTAATCTGTTTTACCTGCTTCCTTTTTAACTTTTAAGAGGTACTGATGCAGGTCATCATGTATGTTTAAATGTACGGTTTTCATTTCATTTCACCTTCTTCTATTAGTTTTAAACTGTAATCTATTATACATTCATCAAATGCTTCCTGCACAATAATATTTAGTTGATGATTGTTAAAACAATCATCATGCCCTATTATAATCTTTTCATTATCCAATAATGGGTGATAAACTCCTATCTCATAAAAATACATTTTTATTGAACCTCCTCGCTGAGTCTTAACTTATTTAATTCCTTTGTTGGTCGTTCGAATTTAATCTGAAACAAAACAGTATCATCACAGATATCAGGATAAATAATTTTTAACTCATGTTTCAACAAATCAACATGCCTATAACCTTCAAACCAAGCATGAACATGGCTCAAATCTTTAAATTTAACCGTTTCAACACACCCTACTACTTGAAACATAGCAAAATCCATACCCTCAAATGTACATCTTACAAGATCCCCTTTTTTCAATCCTTTATCAGATTTCCTTATTGTAGACATTTTTTTCATACTCCTTAAAGGTTTAAGGAAATACTGTTTAAACTTCAATGTTTTCATTTTATCAACTTTACTTCTTTTTTATCATCATCTAATACCACATTATGCTTTTTTAAATATGATTTTCCAAACAGTTCTTCAGCATATTTACATAATTGATATGGGTCAATTACTCCTTCATCAGATATGATTTCTTTCTTCTTTAATTCATCGAATACATCGTTCATATTATATAATACATCTTTCATATTATCTCCTCCAAATTAATCTATATACCTGTTAAAATCATAGGCTAATCCTTTATCAGAAACATTCACATAAATCATAGTAGTTTCCGGACTCTCATGCACTTTACATAACTTATTGAATGTTTTATAGAAACTCATGTTTTCGCCTTAATTAATCTTACTCCATTCCTATTACTACGAATATAACCTGTTTCCTCTTTAACCTGCTTCACCATAGTTGTATATTTACCATTACCCATACCAAACTTTTCTTTAATCTCTTTAGCAGACACATCCAACCGTTTCAAATATACTTCTTTGAAACATTTATATTCCTTGTTTCGTTCAGTACTACTTGTTTCAATAATCATTTTTTATCCATTCCCCATTGATTCCTTTTAATATAACCTGTTTCCTTTGTAACTTTACGTTGCAACTGGTCATAAGCATATTTTGATAATCCTAACAGTTTACGGATTTTCAAACTATTATAATCATTATTAAAGTATAATGTTTTAAATTCAGGATACTTCTCCCAAAACAAACCAGTAGTAATCTTATCAGTATCCTGTATACTTGTTCCATTGGTTCGTGTTCTTTGTTTACCAGTTTCCTGTATTGTATGTCTTCTAAATTTGTTTAACTGTGAAGATGTCAAGTTTAATTTATCTTGTATGTCATGTAGTGTTAATTCAAGATGATTGAAGTACAAATCTTTAAAGGATTCGTATAATTCCCAATCAGTAGTGTCACCTTCAATTATACGGAAATTCATTATTATTTATCCTCCATTTTTATTAATTGATTAAAATAACAGTTTCTTTTCAAACCAGTTTCAGCATTACATTTTTTCCTTAAACAATTGTATTCATGCTCTGTTAATTCTAATTCCTTTTTAATCCCTTTTTTAGTGTAATCTAATCTTGTTAAATATAATGTTTTAAATTCCGGATACTTTTCTAAATATTTTTTCGGATGAACACCACGTTTCATAGTTACTGGGATTAGTTTTCTACTACTTGTACTTCTTTTTAAACCAGTTTCACAGCTTACTTGTTGTCTTAATGTTCTTGTTTGACTATGTGAGAGGTTTAAACGAGTCATAATCTCAGCTAATGTTATTTCTTCAGGATTTAAGTAGTGATTTTTAAATACTTCGTATTTGTCTTGTAGGCTGTAATCATTTTCTATGATGTTGAATTCAACCATATTTTTTAATCCTCCTTTATTTTTTTTAGGATTATTGTGTTATTTCTTCCTATTTTGTATCTTCTTAAACCGGTTTCCTGTGTTACTCTTCGTGTATATTCTTTTAATCGAGTGTAACTTAATCCACATAATTCTTTAATATCTTTTTTATTATATTCCAGATGATTGAGGTAGTAGTTTTTGAATTCTTCGTAATTGGATTCTGTTAAGTATTCTCCTTCGATTAAATGGAATTTTAGGTTTTTACGGTTTTTTAATTCGTTTTCACAGGCGATTCTGTCTTGTACCACCATTTCATTCATCTTATCATACATCGTTGGTAGTAATAATAATTCCTTATCGTAATCAATTCTTCTTGTTAATTCTTCTTTTGTCATTGCCTGATAATCAGTTGTCATTTTCCAGCATCCCCCATTTTTTATATTAGTTTTGTAATTATTCCTCCCATGATCAACCATAATAGGAATACAACACAATAATATGTTAATCCAGTTAAACCAAATACTGCTCCTACAATATAGGAACAAACATATAAAACTATAATATTATAAATTACTATTGCAATAAAAATGATACTTAATAAAAAGTATCCATAATCAGAACTTTCCATATATATTAAATCCCCCTCATAACATAATCCTTTTTCAAAGGCTTATCATCATTACTCCACAAATAATTATCAATCATAAAACAGATCGCAACATTCAATTTTCCTTCATGATAAACTTTAAACCATTTGTATAAACTTTCTAAATTCACACTATCATAAATAAAATCCATAATATTATAAATTTCTTTGATATTGTAACCAGCTTTTTCAAATTCAATCATTTGTATTACTTCTTCAGGTACGAATTGCCAAGTGGTTTTTCGTGTATTGTAGAACATGTAGTATTTGAAATCATAAACATAATATGGTTTTTTCCTTAATTGGGAATCTGTCACAGGATATTTCTTGTTTAACTTTTCTTTAATGTATCTTTTATGGTAATCAGGAAAGCTTACACAAGTTTTCGGTTTTTCTTCAGTTATGTTCCAGTATTCGTTTAATCTTCGGATTAATTCAGTTTTGGTTATGTCCACCCATAAAATGTCGTTTTTAGGTATTCTGCAAGTATATATCATGTTAGGATTGTCTGGGTCGGGATTGATTGTTATCATTTTTTCACCTTTTTTTCATATTCTTTTAAATTCTTTAAATCATTTTTAATTACTTCTAAATCTTCCTCGGTAAATATTAATTCATCACCATCAATTAATTGCCGATTATATTGTTTTTCAGCTTTTTTTAATATTTTTGTTAGTTTATTTATTGTTTCTTCTAATTTTATTCGTTCAGGATTGAATATGCACCATTGTTGGTGTGGGCATAATTCATGTTTTGTTCCTTTTGAGTAGTAACAAATATTATTTTCAGTAGTCATTTTTTCCAATCACCTATACTTGTTGAAGTTACACGGTTACACGGTTACATGCTATTTTGTATACTTGTTGAAGTTACACGGTTACACGGTTACATGCTATTGTCATCATGTTTTTTTTCAATAGTAGGTATGTTCTCCCCACCTTCGTAACCCTGAAAATTACTTGAAAATAACCAATGGAAAATCCTTCAATCACTCAACAAACCACTCTAAAGGATTTTCCAAAGTTACTTTTATCTGAAGTAACTATCAAGTAACTTCAGTATCCCAATCCAAATTCGGATATAAATACTCCATAAAATCTTTAAATTTCACTCTCACTACTTTCGCCTGTGACTTCCCAAATTTCACATTAGTATATTCCCAACCTAATAATTCCCCAATACTTTTCAGGTCACTACAGAAATCAACTTCTTCACCTAATGCTTTTCTTAAACCTTGAGTGAAACAAACATACTTTGTATGATTACGGCTGATTTTCGGTAATGCCCATGGAAACATACGATTATTGATAATGTTCCAGTTTATGTCTTCGAAATCAAGGCTTGTACTGTCACCTTCTATTTCATGGTCTGTAATGAAACCATTTTCATCACGAAATGTGATTTTCTTCCGTGCTTGATTGAATTGCTCATTAAAGAACATACGAATGTCCTCTGTTTGTGTATTATCAAAATCCTCTAATGATTCTGATTTCTGCCAAGTAAACAACCATTCAGGTAATGCTCCATCCAAGTCTGCATTGATAAGTGTTAGTATTGAGTCAATACATTCCCTCCAATCATCATACAAGTATGCAGGATTAGCTATTATTTCACAGATTACTGCATCTGCAAGATAATGTAATGCTTGTAAGGGGCTTCTGTCAGGTGAGTCAATGTTGAATTTTCTTTCGAAATTCTTTTTTTCTGCTTCAGTTTTCCTCATACTGTAACTGAAACTTAATACATAGAATCTACGGAGTAATGCATCATCCTCCGGTAAATACTGGTTCGCGGTGAATACTACAGGGGAGAATGCTGGTATTTGTCTGTAGCTTCCTCCAATCATTTTACCCCTGCCTGTAATTGATTCTACACATACTTTTATCATTTCCACGACACTGTATCTGTTGAATGCTCCTGCAGGTTCATTTACGAGTAATGGGTCGCAGGATTTTGATAATTTGGCTCCTACACGTGCTTGTGTGTCAAAACCTGAACCTCCAATATTGTTTTCAGTGTTGGGTGTTCCATGTAGGTATAGTATGATTTTTGCCAATGTTGTTTTACCTGACCCAGCACTACCTTTCAGGTATAGCCATGGCATCCATTTTCCCACTTGTTTTTTCGCATAACTGAATATGCTTAACAATCCCCATTTTAAAACAGTACTTAATAATTTTGTATTGTTTTTAAAGACATCTCCAAGTTGATTTAATACTTGGACTGCTTCTAACAATTCATCTTGTGAAGGTTCACGAACATCTTTTTTAATACTGATGATCATGTCTTTTTCACTATCATAATAGAATCCAGGATTGTCAATATCCTTTTGAACCACAGCTAAACCATTTTTGATAAAACTGTTAATGGTTGCGGATACTGCTCCACCCACTAATCTTGGTGATGAACTCCAACCCGCATTAATCAAGTATTCCTCTATTTCCTTGACTGTTGCACCTCCTGCTTCACCTGCTGTGGTGAATGGTCTTGTACTTAACCGTGATTCCCAAGTAATCTTGAAACTCCTTGGCTGGTCAAGTAAAATAGTGTCATATACTATTAATTCCTTTGGAACACATTTTAACACGGTGGTTATTGTTGGGTGTCCTTCTTTTTGTCGGGATTCTTTTTCCTGATAGATTTCACAGGTTTTGAAGTTCACGACAAATCGTGTATGGTTGTCTATGGTTTCCCATATTGTCCCCTCATGTTTTTGAGGTTCGATAGCTTTTTCCATAGCATGATAATCTTCTTTGTTGAGGATTGTCATTAAGTTGGTTTTTGCAGGTATTGGAGGAATAGAACCATTGTAGATTTGTTCTATTCTCTCATCATGTTTTAATGGACTCCATTGGCTGATAATGTAACCGCAGGTTTCCTTTTCTATATATTCATCTTTCATGTACTGGATTAGTGATGGGATGATTTCCGTGTCTAATTGTAGGTCGGTGTAGCCTCCTGTGAAGCAATCATAGGTGTTTATGATTGCTTCTGTTTCTTTATCTGTTAATATTCTTCCAGTACTCATTATAATTCCCTTTTATTCAATTGTACATTCTTTGAAACCACCATATTTAGTGATTTGTTTAACTGTGACTTTTACATCATGAGTATTGTTAATTAACTCCCTTAAATCCTCAAATTTAACAGTAAACTTGTTATTATCCCCATCTTTGAGTTTTTTAATCAGGCGAGCAAGAACATTACTGCCTTGTATTTTTAAGATGTCTGTTTCTTTATCATAATTTTTGAAGTTTTCAATAAAGAATGGGATTTTCACTTCTTGAGCATCATTGTAGCATTGTAATACACATTTACTACTGTAATATTCTCCACCATTCTTTTTTGGTTTGTGTTCATTTACATCCATTTCACCAAGATAGAATGCATTAATGGTGATAGTGTCATCAACATAATCTTCAGGATATGCTGATCCATATCCCATTCTCATTTGTTCTTCTTCAGTGTATTCTTTTTCTTCAATGAACTCTTCTTCAATGATGATGTCATCGATTGTGTTTCCTTTGTTTGTTACATCAGTAATTTCCATTTTAATTAGCTCCTTAATTTTTTAGTTATGTAATTGTATTTTGCAGTATCCCCATCACCAGTTTTCACAGTTAAGTATTTTTCATTCACTAAACTGTTTATTTTGATGATTTGTTTATTTGATTGGTTTTCTTCTGTGTGTATTACTTCCATGTCTATTTGTCCGATGAATATGATGTTTAATTTACTATTCATGGCTTTTTGTAGAATATTTTGGAAGTTGGTTGCACGGTCACTGTATTTTGCTAACCCGTTTCTATCTGATACGAGTATTTCTAGTAATGTGCTTACCCCATCAATGATGAGGGTGTCATATTCTGATTCGGAAACCTCAGCGATTACTTGTTTGATGTTTCTAACCGCTTTTTTATCATTTCCCAAGTCACATTTAACTATTGGGATATTTGTGAAGTTGGTTTTCTCAACATCTATACATACTGCTTTTAAATTGTTTTTTGTGCAGTATGTTTCTGCGAATGTTGATTTACCACTACCGTCCGCACCATAGATGAGGACTTTCTTTTTCAATTCTTTTTTGTCTTCGAATTCTAACATAATCATTCCTCCTTAAAAAAACAGTTATTCTCCTATTTTGAGGTTTTCTATGATTTTTACACAGTAGAATCTTAATTCTACTCCTTCAGGTAATTCGGTGGTTCCTTCAGGTAATCTGCCACCCCATACTTGGGCGACAAAGCAGACATCGTCCTTGTTTAATTTGATGTTTTCCCTGTTGTATTTGACTCCTAATATGTTTGCGAGGTCTTCGTGTCCTATCATGCTGTATGCATCGTAGGATAATGCTTTGAACTCATCATATTCGAGTTCGTGGAAGCTAACAAGACAGTTAGGCTCCCTTAACATTTGAATACTAAAAGCATTTGTTAGATATTTCATAATGCTCCCTCCTCTTTTTGTTTTAGTAGTGTCATGCAGAAGTTTAATCTTCTTTTGAGACTTTTCTGCATGGTTTTATTAATTTCTAATTGTAGACCTGTGTGGTCTACCTTTTTCTGTAATTCTTCACATTCTTTACGAATATATGCTTTCCTACCGGATTCGTTTGTTATTCCCAAGGTTTTCCAATCTTCCTTACTTGTAGTAAGTAAGATGGAGGATTCCTTCATTTTTAGGTCACTATCTGCATCAAGATGTGACTCTAATAATGTAATGCCTTCTTTTTCAGCATCACATAATTCTTTGTTTAGTTTTTTTATTGTTTCAGTAATCATTGATAAATTCCTCCAGTTTAAATGTTTTTTAGGTGGTTGTAGTAGTTTCCGCTTTCTAAACAACCTCCATTTGCTCCTACAATTGTGCAGGTGGTAATTACTGCTAAAATTAGTATGAGTAAGGTTATGATGAATAGGATTATTCCTGCATTTTGTATGCAGAAATAATTGATTCTATTCCACCAGTTTGGTTGTACTTTCTGTAACCTGACAGGTTCAGGTTTACGATGAAATAGTTTCATCAGAAATCCTCCCTGTTTTTAATGATTGCAGATTGCACATAAGTACAATCAATATACATTGTTTCAGGTTCAGGTGTGGATATTCCTCTGGAATTTCCTCCTTTAGTGTATCCTTTGTTGATTTGGAGGTCATTTCCAGAACCCATACACATGATGTCCTCATGATAAAGAACATAGGTATGCTCGGAACCGGTGAGGACCATTTTCTGGTCCTGTTTGAGTTCTCTGAATGCATTACGGATTGTTTGATTATCCATAATTTATTCCTCCCATGATGGGATTTCACTTAATTCAGATTCAAGAAATTCTTCATATCTGATAAGGAGCTCCCATTCTTTTTCTTCAGGTGTTTCTCTACAATATAAATAATCAAAGATTTTATCCTCGATTATTTCTTCAGGAGATAATAAGACCATAATTAATCATCTCCTTTAAAAATAGTAGTTTCAGGATTATTTAATGAAATTTTCATTAAGTATCCTGCTAATTCGAGTTTGAGTCTTTCCTCATCACTGATACTGTTGTGATGTTCAAGAAAGGCTTTTGGAAAAATAGTATTTGTGGAGGACATTTTATTCCTCCATGATTTCTTGTACAAGCTCGATTTCCAGTTCTTCAATCATAGCTGCAGGTACATAAAGTGGCTGATTAATGATTGCTTTCAATCTTGCCCAGTTTGTTGCATCAATATTAACTATGTATCTTTCAGGAATTCTTTGTTCCTGGAAGAATGATGCCCATGCAAGTACTTGCATGCGGGTTAATTCTTCATGTTCAGTTGCTATTGCTTTTTTGAGCATATCAAAGTGGTTTTGATATGCTTCACCTATGTGGTCGAAACCACGGTTAATCATTTCGTTCATTTCTTTTCACCTTTGTGCTCAAGTTTCATTGATAAGCTCCAACTTATCAATTTTAACTTGTTATATAATACTTTGTTTTTATAATATATAAAAGTATCTATTTAGGTATCTACTTTTTAGTAATATATATAACTACAAAAATACCAAATATATATACATAAAACAACAAACAAGGAGCATATGATAATGTTCAACTATAAAAGCAAAATACATTATGCAAACCCCAAATCCAAATCATTACGAGTAGGATTACCGAAAGAAATAGTGAAAGTATTAAATGTAAAACCAGGCGATACTATGGACTGGGAAGTAGATATTACAGATAACAAAATAACAGTAATCGCTAAAAAATTAGAAAAATAACATATTATTTTTTTTAAAAAAACAAACACAGAATCAACGATAGCTCTCGCTATGAATGATATAACCTCTTTTGCTCTTTTTCCGTAAATCCTAAACCTTAAATAAGATTTAGCCCTAAATATAATATTGGTTACTGAAATACTTTCACCTTTGTGCGGTATCTTATTTTATGTAGCCTGCAATAATAATGTAGGTGAGGTGCTCCAACACCAAATGAACCTACACCCTTTATTGCGAATACTATTTTTATAATTAATCTAAATATCTTTGTCTAATTATACTTATTATGCTTCTAAATATTTAAACCTTCTGATAAACCTTTAACAAGCATTCGTTCAACAAAACAACACTAATGCCATCAATTTGTATACTGTTTTTTGGAAAAATATATGGGTCACTTTCAAACAAAAACCTGAAAAAACTATACATCATCAAGCACATCCCTTAAATCTGGATCATTACTAAACAATATTTTTTCAATTGTTTGTATACGATCATGTATCACTTGAACTTCATCTTTTTTAGCCTGATATTTCTGCTCTAAATCCATGTATTCAGGTGATTTGTAAGTGATATTATTCCAGTTAATCATTAAGCAATCTAAATGGTTAATGTATTGTTTTCGTAGTTTTTCTGGGTCCTCCATAAAGTAACTGCTGTGTGTTGTGTCTTTTCCACGTCCTTGCAAAGCATCTACAAATTCTATACTGCAACCATCGTTGAATAATTGGCTGGCATGGTATTTGCGGAGCATGTGTGGTCTTAATCTGATGTAACTGCCTTTTTTCCCTAATCCAAGTTTATCATTGGTTTCTCTGAATAATCTGTTTAAGTATTTTATACCCACACCAAATAATTTGTCTGTATTTTGTAAGGTTCTGTTTGATGAGATGAGATAGTTTATTAATTCTGATGTAGCTTCAGGACTTGTGAAAGTAGTATAAAATTTGTTGGTTTTGTTTCTGTATAGTTCCCATCTTGGAATCAGGTCTTGTTTGTCTTTCAGTTCATTTAATACATTGTAGATTTCTGTATTGTGGTGGTAGTTACTTGTTGCATTTATGAAATCTTGTATTGTGAGGTTTACGGTTTCGCTTCTACCGCAACCGCTACTGCTGATGAATAAGATTATTGCTCTCATTCGTGGTTTACTGATGTCTAATGCTTTTTTTATTATTTCTTTGTCAGGTAAATCGTTAAAAGTGATGGGTGGGTTTTGATACCCATTTTTTACAGATAGTTTTGGAAGGTCGTGGATTTCTATTTCGTAATGTTTGTAGATTGTTAGTATTTTGCTGAACATCATTTTCGCAGTACTGGACATATAATTTTGGTACAGGTATGTTCTGTATTGTATTAATCTTTTTTTCAATGTACGATGTTTCCATCTTATGCCTTGTTCTTCTTCGTTTTCTGCTTCTTCGATTAACTCCACCATGGAGGCTCCTTGTTGTGTTGTGTAGTTTTTTATGAATATTGTGTAGCTTTCTATTGTGGTTGGTTTGAGGTTTCTTGTTGTTGTGAAGTCTTGCAGTAGTTCTTTATCTGTTTTCATATACATATTATATCATTCACCTTATTGTTTTTGCTCTTTGTGTGAGCATTTGGAAAGTTCT